CTGAAGCAATTGTATGAGTATGAGATGAAAGTTTAGGTTTGTTACCTTTCTTAGTTTGTATCTCACCCTCTGCAACAATACCTTTGTCATTTGTTTGTTCTCCAGTCACATGAAGTGTTCCATCAATCGTTGTATTTGATATAATTTCTGTTGTGCTATTACCAGTGATTGTAATCTTACCTTCTGATAATACATCTGTTGTTCCTTTGAGGATATCTGCTTTTAGATTTCCTTCTGTAATCTCTGAGGTCACATTACCCTTTAATACTTTCATATCGACATTACCTGTATCGATAGTTATGTTCACATTACCGTGTCCTACTTGTAAGTCTGCATTTCCAGCGATATAAACTTTATCATCTTTAAGGATTGCAGTATAATTATTGTTTACTATTCTAGTAACTTCGGAACCATCTGCATGAATCTCATGGAATGTTCCTGATCTATGATGAATGTTAATTCTTTCTTTCTTCGGTGTGTCATCTATTTCTAATACATGACCTGACTCAGATTGAGTTACTTTATTATATGGATATACTGGTGCAGAATCTACATCAACAAAGTCTGATAGAATTTTTTGTGTTGCTGGGTGAACTATATCACCTTTTATTGTATGATCTAATACTGAACCTCTTGCAAGTGATGAGTAATCTGATTCATCTGTATATAAAGGATAGTAAGGTAACATATCCTCTGTAAGTTCTAACTCTTCTATAGTCGAACCTGTATTATCGTAATTTATTTTTAATTCTTTTGGAGTCTTTGGTGCAGTATCCATTGCAGTTGTAAGACCCCAACCCCTTCTTGAATCCTGAACTGGGTTCGGGCCATCGGGTGTGTCGTTATAATCTGCAACTGTTAATTTTCTCGGGTCATTAAATCCTTTATCTCCTGATCTAGTAATCAATGCATCTTCGACATCAATCTTATAACCATTTTGAGGTATACCCGCTGCACTCCCAAGAATGATTGGGTCTTGTTTTGCTTTATCTCTAAAGTATCCGAATACCGTAGACCCTTCTACGAGAGCATGACCTGTTCCTAATCCTGATAGAGCTGCAGAAGTTGTTGGAAGAATAACTTGACACCATGGTAGATCAGGTGTTGCAATTAAAAGTTTATCATCCGTATGTATCCCGTGTATACGCACGCGCACACGACCCACCTTTAATGGGTCTTGTCTGTCTTCAACTATTCCGTAAAAATATTCCATCATCCTCTACTATTGTGAAAGCTTCCTTTAGGTTCTTGTACTGCTGGAGGTGCCTCTTCTATTGGTGTTAATGTTTCTATCTTCTCTGCATAACTTTCTTTTACACATTCTAATGTAAGTATACCTTGTTTACTAGCTGGACTTGCTGACAATGATAAATCTGTTATAAGATATCTGTCATCATTTGCCTTATCGTATTTTGTACCCTCACCCATTGCCTCAGGTGTAGGAATACCAAACTTAATTATCATACCTACAGACAAGTCTGTCCTTAAAGGAATCTGTGCAGTGATTCTGTTTTGTCTCATGATCTCTCTTAATGCAATTCTTTGTAAGCTTCCACTATCATTTAATTTCTTAGGTTCAAATACTTCCTGTGCATCTAATGTCTCTGCATTATCAAAAGAATGTGATGTTGTATATCCTCTTGCAATCATTGACCCATACTCTTCGGTTGGATTAATGTCAACATCTATCTCATCAACTGTCGGTGATATGGTTCTATCAATGATCTCTCCAGCTGTTAAGACCTTTTCCATCTCATCTACCATTATCATAGGATGTCCTGAAACATGTTGTCCTTTCTTTATAGAATCTTGAAGAGAGTAAATGTTTTCTTCTTCTACTTTCTTAATTGGGTCATACACTTTGAGAGTAGATGCATATGCACCACCTGATGTTGCTTGAAGTGTGTTAAACATTTGAGGTTTCTTGTATAGAATAAGAGCAGTGTTTAACCCTGACTCTGCATTGATGTCTTCCTTATCTGTATCTAGGGTTGTATTTCTAGGTGACATTGTAAATGCAATTGGAAACTCTGTACCCATCATTTTATCTACACTCTGAAATCTGAATCCACCATTCATTGTTTGGTAGAAAAAGAAATCATTTTTAAATGCATGACTCTCTCCAGCTTGTGAATTACTGATTAAGTAATCCATCAATTTTTCTATTGTCCAGTTAGGACATATAAATTGTTTATTATCAGGAGAAGTCTTTTCCCATGCATCAAACTCGTTCACTCTAAACTTACCTACATCTACCAATGCATTCTGTAATATTTGATCGTATCTGCCTCGAAGTGTTTGACTGAGTCTTTTTCTTCTTGCATAAAACATTCGTGGGTCACATACCTTAAGAACATATGATTGAGTCAACTCATCTATTCTATTGATATTTTCTATTGCATAGATTCTAAATGTTTTGTCTATCGAGAATTCCTTATCAGCTTCTTCGTCAATACCTTCTTTCTGTCTGATAGATATACGGAGATATTCCTGTCCAGTCATCCTAAAGTTTTTAGGTAAGTTCAATCCATCTACCAAAGATATTTCACCAGTCAAGAATTTACTGAATATAGATTCATAGATTTTAAAATTAGATACTAAAGATTGTATATCTAAAGATTCCTGATACTGGTTGATTAGGGTGAATGATTCAATTTTGAATTCACCTGCTACATAGTTTGCACTCATGACTTCATTACTTTCTCAAACTGCTGTACCACTTTATTGATAAGATTCGGTTTGATAATTTTAATTCTTCTTTTCTCTTCGTTCTTTTCATACTCATCTTCCCAAAGAGTCTTGGAAAGATATCCACTTATAAAGTTATTACTTCTTAGATCACCCTTATAATAATATGCAACACCATCTCTTCTCTCTATAATTGATGACGGCGTAAATGAATGGAATGTAGGACTCGCTGGTGTGTATACAAAAGTTCCTGTTGTTGTTAATGCAGTTGCAAATCCTGACTGGATGTCTATTCCTAATCTATTGTGAGTTGGGTCTACCTCGATTACAGTAGCTGATGAGTTAGTTGCAGTTACAGTTTCCCCAATGTGAAACTTCTTATTTGCATTTACGATATCAGTAGAGTTATCTGCAACTAGATAGTGTCCTCTTAACTTATGATCTATGTATGACTGAAAAGACTGTTGATCTTTCCACCAATCATAATAGTTACTTAGATCATTTACCAAAAAGAAAGTCCAGTGTAGATCACCATTACCATATAGTTTAGTTGCAAGTACATCAGGACGATCACCTTCTTCTAATTCATGATAGGTATAATCTATAATGGCATCTCTTGCAGAAGAATCAACTGTTGCCTTACGAAAGAAATCTTTGATAGTGATAATCTTACCACTATCCAACTTGTATTGCATCTCAGGAAAGTTTTTAAAATATTCTGTAGCCATTATCCATCACCTCCAAATACAGGGTCATCAAAACCTGAATTTGATTTATTATCTAGTATGCTTGGAGAACCACTTGGATTGTCAACACCTTCTCCACCTCTCCATTTCTCAGAAGAAACTTTAGCATTGTAAACCTCTTGAGATAATATTTTGATTTCTTTGAATGATAGCTTTAATGTGGTTGAACCTGCGTATTGTTCGTCATCCGATGCACCAAGTAAGTATTCTGAGTTACCACCGAATGTCTCAACATCCATTTGAGTACATACCATAGGAAGGAAAGCTTCTACATTCTTTACAATAGGGCCTTCAAGAAAAACATCAAAAACATTTGGATAGTTTAAGAAGTTTTCATTAGGTGAATCAGCGTCTAACGCAAATGTATCAGGTAACATTGCAAGTCTAAAGATATTAATAATTTGTGTTACCTCTTCTGCCTCTGCTTCACTCTTAGGCATGAATGTAAAATCAAAAGAATGCTCTCTGAATGTTAATCCTTTTAATGTTTGTTCTTGCATAGGGTTTGCAGCCATACCTGATTTGAGGTTTTGTATTCCAGCCGTCATTGCATTTGCACCTGACTGAAAGGCAGATTGTGCAAAACTCTTAACTTCGGATATAAGTCCATCCATTCCAGCACCTTCACTGATTACATTGTTTGCCCCTCTTGCAGCTTGTCCAAAATTCTCTTCTACATATTCTACTTGAGTAGTTTGGGATATGTCTTCGGGTAAAGGTAATGCAATCGAATATGAATTCTTTGCCAACATGTTTCCACCCGTTCTTGCTTTTCTATTACGAGTCTCAAACACTATGAAGTTATCGAAATCACCGTCCAGTGGATACTGTAGATCGTTTACTCCCTCTGATGGTCTTCCTTTTGCAAGTTTAGTTTTGTTTGCAGCTGATAAGTTGTCTTGTAGAGATGCTCTTCTCTTCTCTAATTTTCGTCTACTCTCTTCTGCTTGTTCTTGAAGTTTATCAACCTCTTCCGTGTTAACACCACCTTTATATCCAATACTTTGTATTTTGGATTTGATACCCTTTACGGATTTGATAGCTTGGGAAGCTTGGTTGACTTTGTCTAATAATTTGTTGATACTTGGCATATAAATATTCCTAACAATAAGGTCTTTATAATCTATTTATGTCATACAGTGGTAAGTTTAAACCGAAGAATTACAAAAAATACAAGGGTGACCCTACAAAGATATATTATCGCTCTCTTTGGGAGAGGAGATTCATGGTATACTGCGACAACAACCCGAATATTTTGGAATGGGGTAGTGAAGAAATCATCATTCCTTACCGTTCACCCGTAGATAAGAAGGTACATCGTTACTTTCCTGACTTCTATATCAAATATCGTAATACTTTAGGTGAATTAAAGAGAGAAATCATCGAGGTTAAACCAAAATCTCAATGTTTCCCACCAAAAGAGCCTAAACGAGTCACTAAGAAATACAAACAAAAGGTTCTCACCTATATAATTAACCAAGCAAAGTTTAAAGCTGCTGGTGAATACTGTGACGACAGAAAAATGGGTTTCAGGATACTAACAGAAGACCATTTAGTCCCCAAAAAGAGTAAAAAATGAGTAAATTATTTGTATTTGACTTGGACGGAGTTCTTATCGACTCTTTATCCAACATGGAACATGCATGGGCATCCGTTAGGGTGAAACATGAGATCGATGTTCCCTTCGAAAAGTATAAAGCCCTAATAGGGAAACCATTTCCTGATATGATGAGGGAATTAGGATTACATGATAGGCATTTAGAGATATTTGATACCTATAAAACCCATTCAAGAAGATGTTTAGACAAAATTGAGTTGTATGACGATGTCTATGATACCTTAACTGAACTAAAAAGTCAAGGACATAAGATTGCACTCTGTACATCTAAGTCTAGAGAGACAGTTGCACTACTAGAATATAAACTACCTGAATTTGATTACATCTCTTGTCCGAAACAAGGACTAAGAGGTAAACCCAACCCCGATCAATTGTTATTTGTAATGGCATTCTGCAATGTCGACCCAATCGATACAGTCTATATTGGTGATATGGTGTACGATAAAGAAGCTGCAGAAAGAGCTGGAGTACATTTTGAACATGCAACTTGGGGATATGGAGATATAGAATGCGAGCACTCTCTAAAGTCGATAACGAATCTGATCTAACTGTTGGTTTGATACCAGCAAGATGGAATTCAACGAGGTTTGAAGGTAAACCTCTTGTCGACATATCAGGTATACCTATGATTAAACGGGTATACGATAGAGCTTGCATGGCAGAATCTTTAGATACCGTTGTAGTCCTTACAGATGATGAAAGGATATCATCTTATTGTTCTAAACAAGAAATTAGGTGCATTATCATTGAAGAAGATTGTGCAACTGGTACAGACCGTTGTGCAAAAGCTTTAGAATTACTAGATGGGAAAATCTTTGTCAACATTCAAGGGGATGAACCTCTAATAAATCCTGATGCTATAGATAAATTAGTTTCGAACTTTCCTATGTCTGCAATTGTAAATGCATATGTTAAGATAGATCAAGATTATAAGAGTATCGATAAGAATGTTGTAAAGGTTGCATTTGATAAACACCAACATGCAACACACTTCTCTAGATTACCTATCTCTGAATATCAACAACTGGGATTGTATGCTTTTACTAGAGACATGTTATCAATCTTTCCTACAATGCCAAGAGGTGAGTTTGAAGAAAGAGAAAATGTGGAAATGTTTAGGTATGTTGAGAATGGTTACAAGTTAAAAATGGTTGAGGTAGACGATGACGGGGTATCAGTAGATGTGCCAGCAGATGTTAAATTAGTTGAATTGAAATTAGGAGGATATCATTAAATCCACCGAACCACATTTGATAAAAAATTATTGGAGTAGAAATATGGAAGAACACTATCAAATAAATGGAACTGCAACAGACGGTATCCATGAAAGACTGAATGTAGATCGATTGGAGAAAGACTTCAATGAGGTTAGTAAGGTTAGTACACCTAAGATTGTTTCTTTTAATGAAGCAAAAGAAGCTGGTATTACTAAATCAGAAGGTATATATGAAGTAATCTTTAAAGATCAACCCGTAGATACTCTAACTGCATACGGAGCTGCATGGTTACATAAAGCACCCAACTTAAATCAAGACATGATGCAATTCAAAGATGATCTTAAATGGAAAAAAACAGATCATAAAAAATGGACTGACTGGATGTCAACAACTGAGAATAACATGTTCTTCCATGCATGTAAGATTCAATGGTTAGTTCGTATTATAGAAAACGAGGGATTGTATTCTGTTCCTCAAGCAACATTAAAAGAAAGAGGTAAATGGTTTACACATCCAGGCCAGTTCCGTGTTCATGCTATAGAATACACCGATTGCAACGAGGAGTTTGTAGTATGGGATGTCGCAGATAGATTACCACAACCTCAAATAGATTTCAATCAATGGTTTGAATTGTATAGTCATCACAATGATAAGTCTTTGTTTGCAGTTAGATTTAAAGATAAACTAGAGATGCATGTAGGTGAAGAACGAAATGATCTCTATAAAGTAGTAACTGACTCAGTAGATGCTTGTAGAGGGGTGAGGATTTCCTTAGATGGGACATGTGATGAAGTCCTAAAACCTTTGTTTGAAATGAGATCATATGGTGGTGGTGTAGGTATTGAAGGTCATCTCAGGGTAGAAGATTTAAAACATATTATGGCGATGCCTCAAGAAGGTGAGAAATTAGAAAAAGAAAACTTCGTTTTATACAACAATTATCATAAATAATAGACAATGGCAAGTCTATTTTCAGATATAGTAGAACAACGACCCGAACAGATAGAGAATCTAACCTATGATTCACTACAATGGTTTCAGGGAAATGTGAGAGATATAAGAAGGTCTCCTGAAAAGTTCCTGAAAGAAGGTCAAAATTTTGTTCAAAGATTTGAATTAGGGAAGATGTATATGTTCATGTACCATGCAAAGGGACATGACAAATTAAAGTATTATGATACATTCCCTCTTACAATCTGCGTCAGAAGATATCCAACTGGGTTCTTAGGTTTAAATTTACATTACATTGCACCTAGATATAGAGCTCTTCTCATGGATGGGATGTATGATTTCTTTACTGACTATGAGGGTGACTATGCATTTAACATTAGATACCCAGCTGTAAAAAGTGTTAGTAGACTTAGATGGGCAAAACCATGTATAAAACAATATCAATATGGTTATCTAAACAGTAGGATTGTAGAAGTACAACCTGAACATATGGACTTGGTTGTTATGTTACCAAGTCAAAGATTTGTAACTAAGGGAACAACATATAATGCAAATTCAATTTATAGAGATAGTATTAGGAAGATAGTTTAATGGCAGAATCACATAAAGAAGGAATAGACTTACTCAAGTCTCAAATCGGTCAACCCCTACAACCAAATAGGTTTGTTGTAGAGTTCTTAACATTACCACCTGCTTTTTCAGCAGTTAATGTAAGAGAGAACCTCAGTATCTTATGCACCTCTGCAACATTGCCAGGCAAGTCAGTAGGAACAGCTCAACATTATCGTCATAGATATATGCCTGACGGGACTGTCGATTATGGTGAGTCTGTAGATTTTAGTTTTATCTGTGATGCAAATTTCATGGATAGAATGATTATAGAAGAATGGTTGAGAATGGTTCACTCGGCAGATGTATCAACAAGGACTGCACTACAAAATGAAGGTGGTGCAATCGAGGGACAAGTATTCAGTTTTTATAGTGACTATGCACAACCGTGTTCAGTTCGTATACATGTATTAAGAAAAGACGGTACATCTGCAATGATATACACATTGCATGAATGTTACCCATCTTCTTTAGATGCTCAAGAGTTGAGTATGGAGAGTTCAGATCAGATTTTAGAATTTGGATTTACTTTAAATTATAGACATTGGTCTTCGGAGTATCAACCTATGGGTGATGTTGGAACATTTAACCAACCTCAACAAGGAAACTTCGAATTGAGTGGTCTAAATAAAGGTAGAAGAGTTTTTGATGCAATCCTTGAAGGACTCAAGGTAGCGGGAAGATTTAATAAAAAGGCTGGTGACCTAGGTAGAAAACTTGGAAGTTTTGATACTGCAATCACTAGAGGTTCTAATATTTCGAGAGACCTAGGAGTCAATTCGAAATATATAACCAATGAAAGAAGAGGTGGTGGTTAATCACCTCAAATTGAGGATACATTATGGCTTTACCAAAGCAATCGGCACCGAAGTACACATGTGTACTTCCTAGTGACGGAAAAGAAGTTGAGTTTCGTCCTTTTCTAGTTAAAGAGCAAAAAGTTTTAATGCTTGCTCAACAAGAAGAGAACGAAAAAGCAATGTTTAGGGCTGTGCAAGACCTTATTGAAGCATGTACTTTTAATAAGATCAAAGCAAAGTTGTTATCTACTATCGATATGGAATACTTATTCCTAAAGATAAGAGTTAAATCTGTAGGTGAAACAACAACAGTCAATTTAACATGTCATAATCCTGACTGTGATGGTCATGGGGAATGTACAATAGATTTAGATAATGTTGAAGTTGTGGGTGATACCCCCAATAACAAGATTATGATAAATGATGAAATTGGAGTGGAGTTAAAATATCCTACTGTTTCTATTGTGGAACAGTTACAAGGGATGGATGAAGCTACCTCTTCTATTGAAATGTTAAAACTATGCATGGTTAATATTTTTGATAGTACGGAGATTTATTCAGTGAATGATTCACCTACTGCAGAACTAGAGGAGTTTGTAGACAACTTATCTGTTCAACAATTAGAAGACCTTGCAGAATTTTTCAATTCAATACCGCGACTTGAAAAAGATGTAGACACTGAATGTGGAACATGTGGGAAAGAAATCAGTAAGAAGATTACTGGTATACAGGGTTTTTTTTAATAGCCCTTTCTCATGATAGTTTATTAAACTATCTCACAACAAACTTTCAGTTAATGCAACATCATAATTATTCCTTAACGGAATTAGATAATATGATGCCATGGGAAAGGGAAATCTACATTAAATTATTACTTCAACATTTAGAGGAAGAAAAAGAACGGGAGCGTCAAAGAGCTAATCAAAGCAAGAATAGACGATAATCCCAATGACTAAATTAGGAGAAATAAAAAATGGCAGACGAAAGATTCAGTGGAGACATGTCTCGAAACGAAGTCGAAATGGACTTATCCAAGTTCATGGAGATGATTCAAGAGAATGGTGCTCTTAAGGATGAGATTCGTGATCTTAAAGCGAATGATACAGTTAACCCATGGCAAAAATGGATTCACCTTGCGAGAGCAGTGGATGCATGGAGAATATGGCCAAGAGCATTTTTAAGTGTTTACATATTCTTAATTTATTGGGTAGTAATGTGGTTCTTAGATTTACCTGAACCATCCATGGAACAATCAGGATTGATATCAATTCTAGTTGGTGCTGGAGCAGCTTGGTTTGGACTATATGTCAATTCCGCTGCAAAAGAACATTCAACAAACAACGAAAAATAGGAGTAACAAATGGCAGAAGAAATTAGAGACGATCATGTTGATGCAGATCACCTCGTTGCACTCAAAGACAATCCTCCAGTAGAACCTAACAAGGACGAACTGGAAGATTTTCAATACGAGTCTGCAAAGGAATCTTATGACAAAGCTGTAAAACTTTGGCAAGAAGAGATCGACAAAGTAGAAGCCCAACTTTTAACTGAGTAATATTAAATGGCCGATACCCTCCAACCAGTAATTAATATGCTGAAGAAGTCTGTCGAGGATAGTAAAAAGATACTCGAAGACGGAAGCAAAGAAACGAGCAAGAATATAACCGAACTCGGTGATGCACTATCGCGATCTGAAAAAGTAATCGGCAATGCGATGGATAAAACTGATAAGACCCTTGAAAAAGCTACAGTAAAAGTAGACGGGAAACTATCAGGTTTTGCAGACAAAATGACAGCTGGTGGTATTGCCTCATGGAAAAGTTTTGCAAACGGTTTATCCATGTCTGCATTAAAAGATGGTGATAAACTATGGGGTAAAATCGGTGAAAATATTCCTGATATACAGTTTAGTAAATCATTTAAAAACATAGGTGATGCACTAAACGAATTAACTGGGTTTGATCTAAACAAGGTTGTTAAAGATGCAACCGATAAGATTAAAGCTGGTTGGCAAATTGCAACTGCACCTTTCACTCTATTGAATGATGCAGTCAAAAAGGTATCAGGATTCTTTGGTAAAGAGATCGATCTACTAGGTAAAGGTAAAGAACTCTTTATGAAAGGTATGACTGCCTTAGGTGGTGGTCTTAAAAAACTAAGTGGTTATCTATTACAACAAGGTATCTTCTTAGGTAAAATGGCACTACAGTTCCTTGCATCTGCAACGATGTTTATTCTTAGGGGACTTGCACAAATGTCATTTGCATTTCTTAGAATAACTGCACAACTGGCTATTGCAACTGCTGGGTTAATATTTAAAGGAATGTTAATGGTTGGTGGACTGATTGCAACAGGTATAGGAATGGCCATGACTGCAGCTGCTGCGATTGCTGCTGCTGCTCCGATGATAGGTATTGCACTCTTAATAGGTTTAGGTGTTGCA